CTCTGTGTTAGAAAGTTCAAACACATACACAAGGATAGGGCATCCATCAGATAAAATTATTAACGAAGAAAGATTATACACAAAATTAAATGGTTGGGTTCTGTCCGGTGCAGTCGATAGACAAGAAATACAGAATGATATTCTTTCTATAGTCGATTATAAAGTTACCTCAGTTTGGTCTGTGATATATGGGAAATCTGAATGGGAAAAGCAATTAAATTGTTATGCTTATCTTTGCAGACAAAAAAACAAATCAAGCAATATCAAGTTAGGCAGTTTAAAAATATGTGCAATCTTGAGAGATTGGAACAGAAGAGATTCTGAAAGAAAAGAAAATTATCCACAAGCACCAATCGTTTTTGTGGATATTCCTATTTGGGATGATGATGTTATTGATAAGTATATCTCTGATAGAATTTCTATGCATCAAGAGGCTCAAGTCAATTATGATTTAAATAAAGACTTATCTTTATGCTCAAACGAAGAAATGTGGAAAAAAGATGATGCTTGGGCAGTAAAGAAAAAAGGTCAGAAAAGGGCATTGAGAGTTTTGGATAGTGAGGAAGAGGCTATCAAATACATGAAATGGCATAATGAAACTGACAAAGCATACGTCAAGAAAACAGATTTAGAATTAGAGTTTCGTGGTGGCGAGTACACACGATGTGGCAACTACTGTTCAGTTGCTGAATTTTGTAACCAATATAAGGAAAGACTGATATGACAGACAAAATAAAGATACCTAAAAGGGTAGTGAGAAAGATTAAGAAGAGTGGTTTAGTTAAACTTAAACCAAGTATAACTAGCACAAGACCAAAAGATAGGTCTTTAATAGCAGAGCATATTGCAGAGGCTACTAGCAAAGGAAAGCCACAAGATGTTTTTTTCATTTGTAGAATTTATATTAATATTAGAGATAGGATAAGAGATTGGCTAAAGCAATGAGTGAAAAAATTGATTTGTGTTATTTGCCCACAAATAAATTGTGCAAGATTAATGATGTTTTGGATGAAAGTTTTTTCCCAAAAGAAAAAGATAATATCATAACTCAAGAATTAATAACTTATGAGAAAATAAAAAATGGTATTAAAAAAACTACATTCCAAAGAAACTTTTTAAAGAAAAGTCATTACGACAGCACAAGAACAGAAATATTATCTGTGGATTAGGTTATGGATATTCTTGAAAAAAAAAGAGGAACTTATCTTGGTTTTTTTAAAGAGGGAATTATTGATGCTTTCCTTAAAAAACATTTATATGAAGATAAAAAGAGTTCTCATTATTACAAGTTAGGATATCAATTTGGATTGTGTTTAGAAAATTTAATAAAAGAGAAAGAGGTAGAAAATGAAAGATGAAGTACCGGATAAGGTTAAAGAAACCTTAAAAGAAATAGGCATGACACCAAATCAAGCCGGTTGGAATTGTCATGGAACTTATGTTCTTTTGCACAAGGCATTGGAAAAAGTTGCTGTGCATAAAAAAATTGTGTTTAGTCAGCCTAGTATTTTGGAATGTAATTCTGAAAAGAAAGTGGTCAGTTTATTGGTCACCGGTAACATGGGAGACAAATCAGAATGGTCTATTGGAGAGGCATCTCCCTCTAATAATAAAAATAGTTATCCATATGCTATGGCTGAAAAGAGAGCCAAAGATCGTGTGATATTAAAGCTAGTAGGACTTCATGGAGATGTATATGCAGAAGATGAGGCAGATGCATTTAAAGAAGAAAGACCTAGTGATATCATAGGTGGCACTATGGATAATGGATCTAAGCAAACAAAAGAAGATCCACCAAAGAACGATCCACCTAAAGAAGAAAAAACTGTGGATATTAAAGATGCACGATCAGATAAAGTTGAGAGTGTACCGGTAAAAGAGGGAGTTGATATTATTAAGACAGTTTTCATGACCTTTATGCCGGATGACGATATTGAGGCTTTGCGAAGATTTAAGAATATAAATGCAGATGCTTTGATGACGTTGAAAGAGTTGGATGCAAAAGCATTTGGCGAAGTATCAACAGCCTTTATTAAAAAGGCAGATAAAATCAAATCCAAAGAAATAGGAGAGTAAAATGGAAAATGATTACCCACCAAGTGGCACATTATTTATGTCAAAGAATAAGAGATCAGAAAGATCTCCGGACTACACCGGTCAGTTTGAAATAAATCATGAGGTAGTAGAAGATTTAGCCAAGCAAATGAAAAATGGTGTCAAGAAACCTATATTCAGTATGGTTGGTTGGAAAAAGTACAGCGATAAAACCGGTACATCTTTTTTATCTTTAAGAGGTAACGTGTACGAACCACCGGTTAAAAGAGATAACGAAATACCAAAAGAGGTAATTAAATCAATAGATGAAATTGATGAAATAAAATTCTAAAGGAGATTTAAATGGAAGAAACCAAAGCAAATACAGATGCATTAGGTGTTCCTAATGTAAACTTTGAGGCTGTCAAAACATCAATGATGCAAGACAAGAATGGAACTAACATAAGGCTAACAATACATCCTAACGATGTTCCACCACAACTACATAAAGATTGGGTGGGATCTAGGTACATGGTTGTCATGGTAAAAATAAATGAAGATGGCACTCCGGAAAAAGGAGATAATGATGCCACGAAAGAAATCTAAAGAAGAAATCCTTGAAAATGCTGAATACGTAACTCTTGATGGTTTGTCCAATATGCTTATGGTCTCAAAACAATCAATATACAAAATTGTAAATACAGAGGAACGTAACTTTCCCAAGCCTTTCCCTTTGATGAAATCAGAGAAGAGAGAAAAGAATATTTGGAGTAAATCAGAGGTTAAGGATTGGCTAGAAGAACAGCGAAACCAAAAAGTTACGTAAAGTTATGGCTAGGGTAAAGTACGAATCCAAAGATAACCTAGACAATGAAAAAAATGTTTTAAGACATATGTCAGATAAATGGGATATGTCTTATTCAAAGTTACCTTTAACTTATAAGTTAGATTACGTCATGTATAGAAGCGATAAGCTATTAGGTTTTGCTGAAGTAAAATGCAGACTTAATTCTATACATGACTTTTCAACTTATATAATATCTTTATCTAAGGTCATGAAAGCCAGAAGGTTAGCATCCGTGACCGGAACTAAATCAGTTTTATTTGTAAGTTGGTCAGACGCAACCGGATGGATAGATTTCTTTTCAGACTTTGAGGTAAAGCAAGGTGGTAGATCTGATAGAGGCGATTGGCAAGATCAAGAGCCGGTATGCCACTTTGATATAAAAGATTTTAAAATAATTGCACACTCTGATTTATCGGCAGCGAACTAAAAGGAGAGACCAATGAAATTATACGATGAATATAAAGAAGCATTTATAGGAACTACTATAAGTGCTTTCAGTAGAAATCAAGTGGCATTATATGATTATGATAAGTGCATAATGATATTGATGCATGACAATAAATGGAGTGAGGAAGAGGCTTTGGAGTGGTTTGACTTTAATACCATTGGTGCATGGGTTGGCGATGACACTCCAATATTTATCAATCAACATAAGATTAGCGATATAGAGGAGTATTTAGATGAAGAATGACAAGGTTAATAAACCTAATCATTACAGAAAAGGTAAGGTAGAATGTATCGATGCAATTAAATCTGCATGCGAAAATGGATACGAATACTATTTACAAGGAAATATTATTAAGTATGTTTGGAGATACAGGCATAAGAATGGGTTAGAAGATCTTCAAAAAGCAGAATGGTATCTCAAAGAATTAATAAAAGTAAAAAGTAAAAAATAAAGCTGTCTTTCCCGCACCGGGGTCTAGTTGAACGATACTAAAACTTTACGTAAACTTTTTGTCCATGCCCCTTATTCATAATCATCCAACTACTATCATGCAGTCTTTCGTATTCCTACACTTCTCATCAACAGAATACCTTTCTTCATAATCTCTTGTATTCTTTCAGTTCTTAACTTTATTAGTTTTGTTCTAACGTCATCCGGTATTCTAAGGTTTCTTTCTAACTCTCTGATTTGCCTCAGTAATCTGTTTCTAGCATTGTCTAGAGCCTTAAATCTGCCATACACCTTTATCTCGTCATCGTATCTAGACATCAAGTTACGTATATTTTGTGGCTCACCTCGTCTTCTAGCTAAATCTATTCTAGCAAATATCGTAAATAGCTCTTTTCTCTTTTCTAAATAATTAGATGTATCTATTCTCTCAGACGGCTGAGTAATAACCTTTCTGACAAATGGTATTTTGTATGCATTAATCTCGCTAAAGTCTCCGGTGGCTATGGCTGGTATAACTTCAGCAACAAGATTTGCCGATCTTCCAATAAAAGCACCTGCACCACCTATAACATACTCGTAAAAATATTCTAATGTATCCGGAGAAACGTCTATTAATCCACTTTCTACTTCGTCTCCAAAAGTTAAGTCATTTATAGTTTGTGCAATAAACTTAGATACCGGACCAGTAGTACCCCAATGAGTATATGCATCTGCACCTGACCTTGAAGCGTACATAGGCGTTTCTTTGTATATAGGATCATTTCTATAATTTTTATTTAACATCATCTCTGCTAATGGTTTTCCTGCAGTAGGAACAATATAAGACTCAAAATTTTCTATTGCACCAAATGGGGACAAAGTTTCCATAGTAGTACCAAAAATACTGTCTGACATTTGTCCAAAAGTATATTCGCCTCGTGTATAGCGACTTAAAGCTCTACCTAAATTGAATGGCATATTAAGTCCATAAGCCAATGGTATTGTAGTGAACTTTTCTTCAGAAAGACCAAAGTTACCAAAAACTAAATTATGCTCTAATGTATAATCTTGTAATTTATCATAAGGATTTTGTTCATCTTCATCTTCAGGGTCTCTAAAGAAAGCCATTAATTGATCTTGCAATATGCCATAAACTATTAAGCTACCTAATAATTTTCTAACCTTAGACGACTTATAAGCCGCATTGAATATAGCCATGCTTCCTTGTAAAGATGCATTATAAAATAAATATAAAGAATTCATAAAAACTTTATCTTCACCACCTTTAGCAAAGTTTACTGTAACGTTCCTAGCTGCTTCAGCAGCCCTAGCATCAGTGAATCCTCTTTTCTTTAAATTAGTGAATGTTGCTAAACGAACACCATTTTCAATCATTGTGTTATAATCATCTAAAAACTTTAATAGACTTTGGCCACCTTTAAAAAAGAAATTTTTTCTATTTAAACCTAATGATGTCGTATCACTAATTTTAGTTAATAAGTCATTCATGTTGTTCATCTGGTCTTCTACTGTACCCATTTGGTTAGTAGCGTTTTTACCACCTGCTTTAACAAATTTTTTATATTCTTCTGACCAAAAGCTAGTGTCATCAGTTGTTCTTAATACTTTTCTTATTCCGTTAATCGCACTGCCAACATCTCTTAGTATTTCCTTTGTAACACCTTCTGCATCATGCTGTTGTATATTTACTAATGCTGTTTCTAAGTCTTTTGCAAAGTTAGGAATAACGAATGCTGGATTATAAGTAGTGCTAATGTTTGATAAAAATCTATTTAACTTAGCTAATGTACGAATGATTGGAATATGTTGTTTAGGCTCATAGTGGCTCTTGAACGCTCTGGCTAGACTCTCTTTGTAAAAGTTTACGTAAACTTGTTCTCCATTTTCTTTTACAACCAACTGATAAGGATCATTAACATCTTGAACATCTGTTATTTCAGCAAAGTTTTGTTGTAAGTCAGCAGCTAATGCATCGTTTGTAGCCAAACTTCCATCTGATTGTTCTTCTTGACCTCTTAATAATCTCAATAAGTCTTGACCGGCTCCATTTCTTTCAGCTCTATCAATAGCTCTTACATTTTGTGAAATAGTTGATGCTAGAAGGTTCTCTGCATACTTAGGGCCACGACCACGAGCGGCTTTATCTTCTTTTCCTAATGCCCCAAAATAATTAACAGTTCTTCTTTTAGAGTTTTTATCGTCATCTTTAAATTCTTGATCTGTATCTAAATCACCACGTAAAGGCACATAGTGTTGAAACCTTGTTCTTCCATCATATTCTTCTTGTGTTATTAAACCATTTTCAAACCTAATGTTATTAGTGCTTTCTATAATTCTTTTTACATATCCATCTACACTTTTAATTACATTCTTATCTGCATCAGACAATCCATCAACCCAATCAAGTATAGCATTGGATTCCGCTTCTGACATACCAGAACCTAATCCTCTTTTATGCTTAGCTTGTATTTGTAAGTTTCTTTCTTTGGCATGCATAGCGTATAAATAAGCATCTATAACAGCAATTCTTTGATCTGGAGCAACTTCAATTGCCTTCCTAACAAAACCACCATCTTGTATATCTAGAGAAGCACTAGTAGATAGCCTTTCTAGTTCATTTATTTGATCTTCTGTGAAATTAAGTTTTCCTATTTCTTCTAACATTGGTTTAACAATAGTTGTTTCTTGATCTACTATATTAGAACCAATAATACCTGATGAATTTAACTCTCTAAGATAAGGGTCCATAGCATCTGCTATAGTATAACCTTTTTGTCTTAACTCATCCATCATTGAGCCTACAGGTTGGAATGAGTCTTGATACTTTTGTACTATTTTTTGAGCAGCTTGCGCCCTTGTGTTGCCTCTTAATAAAAACTTAGGTGCTATTTTAAGAGCTTTGGCAATCAAACCTGATAAATTATCGTATCTTATGTTCTGCTGCGCGGCAGCTATGTCACGATCATTAATAACTTGTTGTTGCTGTCTATCACTAAAAGGTGTTGCTCTTATTCTTGATCTTCTAGTCGAAGGCTCTCCGGCAACTGTTCCTCCAACTCCGCTGTCATCTCTGGTATTCCTTCCGGGTACATAAGGTCTAGATAACTCTCTCTCGTAACTGGAATTTCCACTGAATTCAGGTATTGTATCAATGGGTCTTGCCCAACTTGGTTCCGTAAATCCTGCTGGCGTTGCATTTATAATCTCCTCTCTTGTTTCATCTAATGTTAAACCACCATCAGTATATGATTGCCATATACGATTTATATTTTCTATGTTTTCTTTTTTGTTTTTAAATGTATCAGGAAATAAACCTCTTATTGGCTCCCATGTTATTGATTGCATTTGTCTTGGTAAAACACCTCTTCGTTCAGCAGCTCTTGTATAAGCGTCTGCTATTAATCCGTACATACCTCTAGCACCTGTAACAGAAGAGTTAGGTATAACTCCATATTTTTCAGACTTGCCTCTACCTGTGTATATGCCAAAATTTTGCTCAACTTCAATAGCTTTACCACTTAAAGGCTTAAAAAATGCTACAGCAACAGCATGCGTATCTATGGTAGAATGACCGTCAGGAGACATGGGTGTAATCATATTGTTAAAAAAACTTCTAACTTTATGTCTATCACCTAACAAAATAGATATTTCTTGAAGAGATGTATTAGGGCTTAAATCTAATGCTCGAGCAGAACTAGCTAAAATTCTATTTGAACCCCATCCAGTACCTTTAGGATTGCCATCTTTTCTTCTTGCATAATCTAAAAACTCACCCTCTGGAGTTACTATTCTATGACCTCTGTCATTATAAGTCTCATCAAATATTCTTATCCACATACCTCTATGCATAGAAAACTCTAAGCTATCTAAACTACTAGAGTTTCTCATTGGACTCATTATAAATTTTAAAGCAGCTTGTGCAGCTTTGTTATCGCCATATATTCTTTTAGCAGTCTTTACCATAGCAGGAGTAAACTCTTTATTGCCATGATTTCTAGATATATCTAATACACGCTCCCCTAAAGATACATTCATAAACCAATCTTTTTGTGGTGATTGTATTGCTATTACCGCAGCCACTACCTCTGGAGGATAATTATATTCTTTTGCAAATCTATCAACTATAGCTCTTGCCCCATCATACCATTTAGATGACCTTTCTCTGTATTCAGGTTGATAGGTGTCATGAACAAATAAAATATTATCTGTCATCGCTTCAATGTGATCTTCAATTATTTCTTGATCTGAAAAGTTTACGTAATCTTTTGAATTTTCTGATAAGTTATATTTCTTTATTATATTAGCTGCTTGACTAGCTAATTTTTTATCATTTTTTATTGTTTCTCCATTAATAAACATTAAGTTTGTAGATGGATCTGCTTCTCTTGATCCTGCAGTAGGAAATCTAGTACTAACAGTATGCTCTTGACCAACAACTCTAGTAACAGATCGCATAGTTCTTTTGGCATCAACACCACGCTTTTGATTTATTGAATCCTTATATGCTTGATCGTATTTCTTAGCTTGATATGTCTCAGGTATAGTTAATTCATAGAACATAGCCGCCATAGGTCCCCGATAAGGATGATTAATCCAATATCCTGTTGCCCCAGAATCTTTAATCATTCTTTCTTTTGCAGTAGTAATATAATTAAGTCTGCCAGTAGTAGCCCTTATATCAGGTTTATCTCTATTTAACTCTAAATTTGCTGCATCATTAAACTTTTCTGGATCAGCTTCCCAATCATACATACCTTCGTAAGGAACATCTATTTCATAAATATTTTCTCCAAGACCTTGTTCAGGATTGTATCCATTAGGATCGTCAATATTGACAGCATAATAATTTCTTGCAGGGTATCCTTCAAAAGTTCTTCTTCTTTCTTCGCCCCGCAACGGTCCAGATCCTTGTTTTTCTGGATCTATGCTTTGAAGGCCTTCTATATGAGAGAAATGTGTTAGCTTGACTGTCTTTTGCGGAGATAACTTAGGTTCCCTCCCTTTTTCTGTCGGTTCAAACGTGCTTCGTATAGGGCTACGTCTTCCTCCTCCTCCTTCATCTCCTCCTCTGTCAACTCCAACATCTCCTGTTTCACCAAGTTGTTCATTTGCTCGTAAAGTTCTTTCATCTATTTCTCCTTTTATACTATTGGCTAATTTTTCATTAACAACAAAGTCTGATAACAATGTAATTTTTTGATCAGCATATATTGTTTCTTCCGCTTTATTTTTACTATTTCTATTAAAGTCTCCTACTGCATCACTATAATTCAACCAAGAGTTTTGACCTCTAGTCTCTGTAGTCATGGCTTTAGCGGCTAATGGTGAGTACATAAGTACATGAGCCTGCCATGCGTTCTCTTCGCCCCTTGGAGAGAATGTAGCACCTTCTAGCGCATGACCAAAGTAGTCATGAACTATTCTAAATAAATCATTATAACGTACATCTCTGCCATCTATTATTTCACCAGTTTTTTGTAGCAGTGGATTGTCTTTAATATCTTGCTCTGTTATCCCGTCACTACCAAAGCCATCGTCTGTAGCGAAAACCCACATATGATTATTATTATTAATATCTATTAATAAATCTTTTGAAGCTCTAGGATAAGGATTAGATTGATCTGGCTTAATAAACTCAATATTTAAACCTGTATCTTTGATAAAACGCCATTGATCAAATGTTTCATCAGCCATAGCTTTATATGATTCAATAACTGTAGGGTTATCTGGTTCATTTTTAGCATTTTCAAAATCTCTTGCTATTCTTTTGGCAAATTCTACATCTACCTCTACATATCTATCTGGCCTTAAGTTAGGTATGCCTTTAGATGCTAAATATTTAGCTTTTACAAAATGAGCTATAGGTAACGGACCAATAGATCCTTTATGCAAGTCAGGTAATCTATTGATAATTATACGTGATCTCTTAGGCTTTGGCTGTTCATTAGACTCTTGAGTCTTTTTGTCTCTTCTACCTATTTGTTTTTCTGTTTCCGTTGTTCCAATGTTTTCAAAGATTTGATCTACCTCAGTAAACCCTTCTTGACTATGAGAACTAAATATAGATTTAATAAATTTAATAATTCTATCAAATAAACTCTTAGGCTTACCTGCTAATTTAAGTTTTCCATCTGTATAGTCTCTGTACATTTCAGCAATAGCTTCTTCAACAACTTCGTCTTCTGACATATCTTCTCGTCTTGCATGACTAGCTCTTTCATAATATGTATAATCTCTTGTTGTGTCCTTGCCTCTGCTTCTCTTAACGTACTTCCTAGTTTTAACCGCTTTAGCTAACGACTGATATTCTGCATCTGTAAAAACATTTAAACTTCTAAGGGCATGTATAATCTCGTGGTTCATTACACTGCCTAGTTTTAGTTCTAGTTCAGCATCTGTCATGTTAGGATCATACAGTTCCATAGCTAGTGCTATTACTCTTTTACCAGATGAATCTACATCCATAACCCCTTCGGTAATGCCTTCAATATTACCTTGTTGTAGTTCTTTAGTAAGCTGTGCCTGATCTAATAAAGGAACTCCTTCAAGCCTTACGTCAGATAATCCTATCCTATTAAGCTCTGACCTTAGAGCGTC